ATGGAAGCGGACCTCATTGAAAATACGGCGTTTAGAATTGGATGGCCCAGGGGCGAAATGGGCAGTTTGCCTGCGGATAGTGAACAATTCATGCTTATTGAATATATGTCAGGACAGTTGGAAAAGATGCAGAAACAACTGGATAATATGATGCATAATAAGGTTAATATTATCAGGCTTCAGGAAGATATGAAGGAAGCTAGGGAGAATATAGAAAAACTCAAAGATAAAATTAGAGAAACAAATGGTTCTTCGATCACATCGGAATGATTTCCCTGAAATGTACCATGAGTATAGAATAGCAGATCTGGAATCAGATCGTGGGGTGGGTAATCTTGAGGAACTAGAGGCAGATATACTTAAGAATGGATTAATATATCCTATTGTAGTAAGATCCCCCTATAAAGACAGGCCAGAAGTACTTTATGTACAAGTGGGCCGTAGAAGAGTACATGTCGCTAAGAAAAATGGATATACACATATATCAGCTTATCATAGACCTTTTAAGGACCCGAACTTTGGTAATAGAAACAAGTGGAGTATACAATGATTGAGACGGTAATAGCGCTATTAATGTGGATAGGGGTCTCCTTAAAGGAGCACGTACCCTATGACTCTATAGGTGATTGCCTAAAGGCAAAAAGACTAAGTGAAAGAAGTTCTGGGCCCGATGGTCCAAGACTGGAGTGTAAACCGGTGAAAGCCAAGACTGAGATATGGAAAGAAGATGGGAAAAAACATATCCTCAAAATTATTGAGGACTAACTAATAAGGAAACTAAATGACTACAGGAAAAATTAAATGGTTTAATCCAGCCAAAGGATATGGATTTATTGAACAGAAAGACAAGGATGTCTTTCTGCATGCATCGGCTTTGAAAGAAGCAGGTATTGACACACTAGAAGAAGGAGAAGAGATAGAATTCGAGATAGGAGAGAACAAGGGAAAACAAAACGCAATTAACATTAAAAAGGTAGGATTGTAATGGACCCACTTATCACAGTCCTTATAGTACTATGGGTAATGGGAGCATTATCATAAAAGTGTTCACTCTTTGCGTGATCCATACGATTGAATTACTTTTAACATTGAATAAACCCCATTTCTCCGTCCAGGAGTCAAAAGATTATCGAGGTTCAAGCCGCTTAATTCTTTTAGCTCGAAGGATGCTATATCGCTTCTTGTAGAATTACTAAAGACATCAGCGAGCATGCACACCATCCCTTTGGATATGAGTGCAGCTGAATCAGCCGTGAAATAAATTGTATCTTCATATGTAAAATGGGGAATGAGCCATGTCTGTGACTGGCAACCTGGGACCTCGAACTCCTTCAACTTGAACTTCTCCGGCACGATCGCGGACTTCTTCCCAAACTCCATGAGCCACGTATAGCGGTCCATCATATCATCCATCTCATTGAGAAGATTTATATAGACCTTTAGCTTATTTTGAATAGTACTCGGAGGATTGACATTTGTAATCTTATTCTCCTCCAGAATTTTAATGACCTCTTCAGTTTTCATCTCTTTCTGTTTCTCTTGTTCCACCTTTTATGCCATGCCCAGCAACTGATCCTACTCCCATACACCTCACAGATGTTAAGAAACCAATCTTTCACTCTGAACACTAAATTACCCGGGTACAAACATACCACCCACCTCGTTAAGACCCGCTCAGCGTTGAATATGAAGCTTTTTATTTGGCTTGAAACGGTGTTTTTATCTTTAGGGTCCCAGACTTCCATCATAAATAATTAACCACTAAATTGACCCTAACATGCTCATCTGAGCATGTAGTACTGGCATGAGGAAGAGAAGTATCGAAAGATACCATCTGATTAGCGACGCTAGGAATCTTTTCCCCACCTTCCAGCAGAGTAAAACCATTATTAGTGTTGATGCTAAAAATAATACCATGGTGTGGAAAGGTATAATCCTCGTGATAATCGTGTTCTAAAATTTCTCCAGGATTAGGGTAGAGATTAGCTTTAATACGAAGTAATTCTTTAATGGTAAATCTACCTAGAAGTGGTTGTAAGTGTGAAAAGAAAGCAGAATTAATTTTATTCCTCTCAAAGAAAGTATGAACAAAGTAAAATGCCTTGTTTTGATCTCCCATAAGATGAGATACTCTTGATTGATGAAACCAATTAAAATCATGGCCCATTAATAAAGACTGTAGATTTTCAAAATCTTTTGTATTCATAAAATTTTTTTTAAGAATGTATTCCATAATTATACGCCGAACTTGGCTTGAAACTGTACCTCATGTCTTCCATAATTATGCGCAAGGGTTACTCTAGGAGAATCATCTTCATGTTTTCCTACTCCGTGTCCAATATAACTACTAAAAATTACTAATTTACCGGGAACTGGAGAATGCTGTATTCCTCCTTGTGGAGTATATAACTGCAGCTCTCGGTCATTCATAAAAAATAAAGGTGCTCCTTCTTTTTTGCATTGGAGAAAGTATACACAGGATACTATCATGGGCCTATGATCATGATACATTTGAAAATCATTTTTATTGTATATGTTAAACCATCCTTCCATACATTTAAGAGGAATAAAAAAGGACAATTGAGAGGAAAAATCTTTTACGCTCTCATCAATCCAGTTGTTTAATTTATCAAATTTGGAATCCTTTAGGATATTGTAAGTTTCTTTTAATTTAAAGGATCCTCCTGAAATCCAATTTTGTTTCTTTTTATTGTAAAGTTTAAGGCAGTGTTGAGAGAGACTATCCTCTATCTCCTTGTGAAATGGATTGAAAATATATCCTACATATTCGGGAAAAAATGACTCTATTTCTACTTTACTCACAATCGACTTTCATCAATTTTGTATGTTAAATTGAAAGATAATGACCTTCTTTCCTCATTTTTTGTTCTAAATGGATAAACTGTGTGATGCAACCAGGCGGGAAAAACAAAAAAATCTCCTACGACTGGTCTCATTTTTAAATTATTTCTGCTGAAGGCCTGGGGGGTGCCAGCAATGAATTGAATATCGCCAACTGCCGCGTGATGATCTTCTTTCTCATACTCCTTTTTTAATCCTTCTGGCATTTTCAAATACAAAACACCTGATAGGTCACCCGAGTGAACGTGAAGAGGGTTAAAGTCTCCGGCCCATTGGCTAACACACCAAAGACTTACAAGATCGCATCCGGTGATAGCATCAGGAAAAATTTTCATTGTTGTAGCAGGAGCATTTTTCAAGTAAGAAACTGAAACTTCGTCTTCCTTCCCCCTTCTATCAGATATTAACATACGCTGTGCCATAAGAGTAACTATATTAAGGAGATTCTTTTCTTCCTGTATAAATTCCTTAGTAATATAAAATTCACTGCGAACATTTCCTGCTAAATTCTTTGAATGATCTTGTTTTTTTAGCTTTTTTTCATCAGCCATTATCTCATCACAGTGTTTATTGTAATTATCGATGACATACTCAGGAACTGCAGCATGTAGTATTATAGGCCCGAAAGGCATAAGTGTATTAATATTTATTTTAGTGTTTGGTTTCATCACCACTCCCTTTTTTAAATGGAATTACATTTGAATTTTCTTTCTTCTTTAAATTTACATTAAATCCAATTGTAATTCTTTCTTTTCTAGTTAAATTTACATCAACATCATGTTGCAAGTAAGAAGGGAATAGTAGAATATCCCCGTCTGAAGGAGCATGGCCTATCTTACTCACGTATGGCATTCCATCAGGAATAAGATTATATAATTGCTCATGGGTATAAAAACGAATCCCTCCGGTATTTACTCCTTGGACATAATATACTCCAGAAAGATGGCACAAGGCCATTACATGATTGTGAATCATATTAGTGCTTCCGGGTTTATTTATATTTATCCAATATGTAATATGCGCATGAAATTGTTCATCTGGAAAATAATGAGCTAGCCACGCAGTTGTTATTCTATTGATTGGCTGGAGGATTTCTTCTTCACATGTATAGGACTTCATACCGCGCCAGCACAGTTTATTACTTGCCGGTAAACCAACAGGGTCTTCCTCTTGATGCTTTTTAATTTCAGGCAAGAGTTTAGATTTCAAAGTTTTCCACTGGGGGTAACGATAATGAAATACTCTTGTTTCTTGCACTAGAATTTTTGCAACACTTATTTCTATTTTTGTCATTTTCTCCTTACCTTAAGTCCTAATCTCATTCGTCTACGATTACGTCTCTTATTAGAACCTACTTTCCTTCTACCCTTATGTCTTTTTCTTTTTAAATCCGCTCGGCTCATATCCTTTTAAACGATTCTCCTCTCTCATTTTATCTTCTATTAATGCTCGTTCTGAACGAAAGGTATCGCCCAAAGGAGCTATATATCCCTTAGCTTGTGGTTTATCACTGGACCATATAATCTGATCTTTTTTATACATATTTATATTAGTAGCAATAGTTCGTCTCTCTCCTTTTCCAAAAAAGGGCCACACACAATGGGGGAGCCACGATGGAACGGCCACTACATGTCCTACAGTGGGCTTGTAAGTAGTATTTCCTGAAAATTTTAATCTTTCAGAATCTGTTGAATCCCCTCCGGATCCTATAAATTCAAGGAAACCATCTCTATTACCACTCGCATTATTAGTTACTCCTCCTCTTGGAAGTTTACTTATAGCATCAGGAACCTTTGTCCATGTAACTATAGATACGCCTCTAAGAGTAGAGCATAGATGAGTATGTAAAAGATTGTAATCGCCTTCATAACTATGAACTGACCACATACTATCTATTTTGGAAACTGATTGTGGTTCCTGGACCGTTACTAATTTTAAATAATGTTCTCGATAAGCATTCGCCATTAATATTATTATATCTGTAAATTCTCTGACCAAAGGATGCTGGGGATCCATGCTCCATTGTCCACTTTTCTTATGTTCTTTTATTTGACCTGCAAGGTGAGGAGCATAAGATTTTTTCTTAGAACTCTTTTCCAGATCATCCAAATACTTATTAAGATTTTTTACTATAGAAGGCTTAAGTATAATTGTCATCAGGAAGGTCCTATAAATAGGAGTAACTTCAATCTCTAATGGTTTAATTGGTTCGCTCAACTGTAATGAGAGGGCAGCTTTATCTGTATTTTTCATGTATTTTTACTGAACACATCGGACCGCATAAAAAATTGAAATTGTATTTTAAATTTGCTGTAGGATGCCATTTTTTATTAAGATAGTAAGTCATATTATTTACCCATTTACCACAGTTAAAGCATTTAAAGTCTGGATTAGGAGAACCTGGTTTTCCCGGTCGCACGCTTTTAGGATCATAGTCCTCGCCTTTTTTATACCCCACAAAGACCTTCGCATTCATCCTTAAATTCCTCATCGAATGTTTCACCGAAGAGGCTTTGTTGTTTTGGCTTTTCCTGGAAGTCTATTGTTCTAAGAGGAACGCCTGACTTATGTAGAAATAATTCTGCTGTTGTATTTTTTAAGCCTGCTCTAATCTTATCATCAACCTCGCATGCATCCTCAAAGTCTGTTGGATAGTTCTTCTGCATATTTTTCCATTGGTCGTTGTGATGGTATGGACATCCTATGCAAGATGACTTTCCTGGCATTGGGTGTACTCCGCTTTCCTTGTACCATCTTAGGCAATCTGCTCTTGACATTTTCATTTCAATGAGTGGCCAGCGTGATTCAAGCCAGTACATTCTAGCCTTCTTCATTCGCATTGCCTCATCAGTTGATATGCCAATCCACTGTTCAACAATTGTTCCTTTCTTAACCCTGTGCCTAGGTTTGATTCCTAGAATTCTTCTCATTTCCTTTTGAATGGGGATAACTTTGTAATCATGCGTGCATTGCCTATAGAGCATGCCAACCTTTCCACCAGGACGCTTCGCGAATAGTGGTGGATTCGGTACGCGTCCGGCGAAAGATTTATGCTCCTCATTGGACCCCTTAATGGGGTTTGCTGCTCGAATAAGATCCTCACGGATGTTACTTCGCTCAACAGTAATGAGTGGGCAAATTGTTATTGCCTTTTTGAGGTATTCCACATGCTCGTAAACGAACGATGGTTCCCACCCCGTATCGGCAAAAATCATATAATCTGGCTTGTGCTTGGTTAGTCCTTCTTGCGCCATGAGTGCAAGACAGGATGACTGAACCCCTGCGCCGAGTGATAGGATACGAAGTGTTGGCTCTTTTTTGTTTCCTTCCTCGTCAAAGTACTCAGGCTCTTTAGTCGCTGCCACCGCAGCCATCGTATTAAGTTGCTTACGATTAGGCTTAAGTTTTGTAGACATTTCTTCCAAAAGCTTTCGTCTCTCATATTCCATCTGCTCCTTGTTGATGGCAAAGTTATGCTTAACGCCATCAGCTCTTTTCTTGCCTTGCTCTCGATATCCAGGTTTAGTCATTATTCTCTAACTCTTTCATAATTCTTATAATCTTTTGCGTATAATACACATCTTCGGCGTAAATTGCAAGGCTTTTCGCCAGTTTCTCTAAATCTATGTAATCTGCTGTCCATTGCTTTAATTGTTCTAGCCTAAATTCCTCATAATTATGGTTAGTATTCAAAAGATTCATGTAGAATATCAAGGATTGGCACTTAGTATCAAATATCTTAAGGCTCCATTTGACATTGGGATTATCCCTTGGCTTGAGCCCATCCCTTGAATCGTCAAATTCCTTTATTCCCATGAGGTTGTTTGCCTCTGTGGCAAAATAGGACTTTCCATAATTAGACTCTTGTATAGCCTGGGCCACGGCCAATTGCCAGGGTATTCTATGTTGTGGTGGAATTTCAGTATTATACCACATAACACAGTTCCTGCTTTGTTCTATAAACTCCTCCTTATTATTATAAGTCATTTCATTCAATGGAGAAAATGCGCAAAGCATCAATGTTACACACAGCCAGTTCATTAGCCACCCCAACTTTCACCAAGACTCATATCAACTTTGGATGGAACTTTTAGTTCTACACAAGTTTCCATGATCTCTTTTATTTGGTTTCCTTCTTTTTCATTCTTTACTGAACAATCCAATTCATCATGGACCTGTATAAGAGGGATAATTCCTAACTGCTCATATACCTCTACCATGGCTTTCTTGGTTTGGTCCGCAGCTGAGCCCTGAATTAAACGATTCAATGCCTTATAGGTAAACGCTCTTTTGATTGCCATTCCATACTCTGTTTGTGCCTGGTTAAGAGGAAGGGGCCTATGAACTCCAAATGAAGAAGGTTCCCATAACTCAAATCTACATTTGCGCCCAAGAAGTGTGCGTATGATTCCTTTATCATTAGCACGGCTCATAACTGCATTCAGCATGCCTTTCATAAATGGCACTTTATCATGGAAAGAATTCATCATGATTTTTGCTGCCTGTGGCTCCATATCCAACTCTCTTGCGAGCTTATGATACCCCATTCCGTAAATAACTCCAAGCCCTATTGTCTTGGCTAGTTTTCTTTCTATGCCAGCCATATCTGCTGTCTGTTGATGAAAGTCTAGATCTTCCTTTTGGTATGCTTCCTGGACCTCTTTAGACCCCGACATATTAACAAGTCGTGCAAAATGCGTTAAAAGCCTGGGCTCTTGTTGCGAGTAGTCCGCTTTAAGCCAATACTCACCCCTCTCCGGAATGAAAAGTTTCCTAACGCTACTGGCAAATTGTCCTCTGCTTGGGATCTGCTGTAAATTTGGGTGATTGTAACTGAAACGACCAGTAACAGTACCCCCACTATCGGAGCGTATTTGGTTAATATGCGCATGAATTCTTCCATCCTTATTATACTTTAAAACACTATTTAAGAAAGTTCCTTGTAACTTGTTTAATTCCCTCGCTTGTGTAATTAATAATGGAAGTTCATGGGGATGATCAGTGAGAAACATTTTTGTGAAGGAAGGCGCGTCTGTCTTTTCTGTTCTTTCATAAGGCAACCCACAAGCGTCAAAAGCTGCTGCAACAGATGCAGCGGACCATATCTCCACTCTTAAACCAGTTAATTCATTTATTCTCTTTACTAGCTTCTTTTCTTTGTTCTTAAAACGTTCTAATAGCTTGATGGAATTTTGAACATCCACTCTTACCCCTTTTTTGGTCATGCTGAGGATCACGTTGATCAAGCGGCATTCTATGTCATATATGGTGTCCAGGTTATCAACTTTAATTTCTGCGGATAATTTTTCCATCAATTTTAAGGTTAATCGAGCATCTGCTTCCGCGTACTTACCCACAAACTGTGAAGGTAATCTATACATTTCACTCTTAGGATCTATTCCAAAAGACACGGCTGCTTCTTTTAGTTTTGTCTCGTCTTTACGCTCGCCAAGTTTATCCTTGGCACAACTGTCAAGACCATAGGAGAATCTATTCTCATCTATCAATGCCATTGCCACCAAAGTGTCATGAATTTTTCCCTTGACTTCTATCCCCAAGGTTCCCAGCCATCCAATATCATATTGAGAATTGTGAAACACTTTCTCAATTGAACCGTCTTCACATATAGACTTAATATATCTCACCACTTTCTTTTCATCCATATTTCCCTCTACATGATTAATAGGATAATATCCTGTGAATCCATTGGCTGAGATAGCAATTCCTATAACATGTCCATTTCCAGTGGGCCATCCTGGCCCTCTTTTCATTAGTTCCGTGTCGCATGTCTCAAGATCAATAGCGACCTTATCATGACCACTAAGATCAGGAAATGCAGTGGGTGGTAGCCACTCCGAGTCAATTTCCTTTGAAAATAAATCTCTCATTTTTTCTCCTTGTTTAACTTCATTACATATTTTCTAGTTTTTTCTCCTTGTATTTCCCCTTTAGATTTAGGGTACATATAATCCAAGAGAAGTTCAGCATAGTGAATAACTTTTTCAATGTCCTGTCTTCCTCCCTTGATGCTATGCCTAGTAATATACTTGACAATGTTTCCTTCGTACCAACCTAGTTTATTCTTAACAATATAATGGCTTGGTTGGATTGCCATTCTCTTGTAGTGATCTCCTCCTACTTGTCTGTTATGGGCACTCATATGTTATAGCCGTTGTATTGCTGAGGTTTAATGATGTGTAATTCTTTTCTTGCGCGTGTCACTCCAACATAAAAGAGACGATGCGTATCATCTGGATTAATTTCCATTTCTTCACGAGTTGATCGTGAGATATCAGTGAAAAGCATTACATTGTCTGCTTCTCCTCCTTTCGCCCCATGAATAGTACTCAAATGAATTTGTGGTTTATCCGCTAGGGAACGATTTCTTTGTTCGATGGCTCTTGCATATAATACATCTCGATCCGATACTTTATCCAATGCTACATCCCACGGAAGACCCCCCACCAGTAATCCTTGATGATTTACAAGCTCCTCAATGTCATAAGTTTCCTTATCAGCTGTTCTTAATGTTTTGTATCCACGTTGCACACCAGTTCCTAGCGAGAGATAAGAATAAATGGTCTTTACTTGATCCAAAGTTATAGGTTCTCCTTTCCCCAATCTTTTCCAGGAATCGATGGCATCTTGTACGGTCTTGGATATGGACGGCTGACCCTTTCTCGTGTAGAGAAGACCTTGGGTCCTTACATCACGTTGAATGTCATCCAGCATATAATTTGTAGCTGCTAGAATAAACCACTCTCCTTCATGAACATTAACACTTCCAGAATGGGCGTGGTATTCAATCAATCCTCTTTGATTGGTTCCAATCCATTCCTTAGGTCTTCTGTGCCCAACTCTTCGGATAATAGTTTGCGACAAGTCTTGAATTGCCTGTGCACATCTATGAGATTGATGAAGAACTTGTACCTCTCCTTTCATTCCAATAAAATATTCGACATCAGCTCCAAGCCAACGATAGATGGCTTGGTCATCATCTCCACTAATATAAACTTTTTTTGCATATTTGCATATTTTTCTAAGCATTGCCCACTGAAGATTACATAAGTCTTGCGCCTCATCTATAAAAACAAAGTCTAAAGGGGGTACTTCTCCGTGTTGAACAAAGTTATCAATAAAGTCAGTGAAATCAAAAAGTTGTCTTTTATTTTTAAACTCTTCAAATGATTCCTTTGCTCTTTTAAATGAAAACCATGATACCTCCCCATTCAAACGAGGAGTTCGTTGATAATGATCCTGAGGATCTCTGCCTCTAAGTCGGCATTGATTAGCCTCATTCAATTGCATATTATCAATCCTAGTTAGTCCTATCTCATCATTCACATAGACATTTCCTACATCCATTCCAAACTCATTGCCAAATTCCTCATAATTACTTTTGTTCATGACATCTGACTTGACCATTCCAAGCCTGTGGTATGCAAAGCTGTGCAATGTTTGAAAATACATTAGATCTTTCTCTTCCAAGTTGAACTTAATGAGTGCCCGGTCTCGAGCTTCATGCGCTGCCTTCCTAGTGAAAGCAAGGAATGCTATGTTGTAGGGATGCGCTCCCTCGGCCAGCTTTTGGTCCACTATACTCAATAGAGTATGCGTCTTCCCTGTGCCGGGTGAGCCTAATATAATATTAACTTTTGCCATGAAAATCACACCTTCCATCTGGATAAACGTATAAAATTACAATGCCTAATTGCTTTTGATATTTACTAGGAACTCTACAAATTCTAGTTCCTGGTTTCCATGTCTTTCTAAAAGATACAGATTTAACATCTATCTTTAAAACATCTCCTGTATCCCTTTTGATCGCCACTAAATCCATAGGATCATTATCTTGGGTCTTATTATAAACTAAATAATTTTGTTTTATTAACCAAGCTGCGGCCGTGAACTCACTGTGCTGTCCTTTCATGACTTTACTAAAATGGTATTTCATCTAGCTCCTTTATTTTAAAATCTGAATCTTGTTTTGGAAACGCCGGAACCCACCACACGCGAGCTGACTTCCCCTTGATGTTCCACTTATCAAAACGGTCTTCATCCGTGAGTTTTTCTCTTTCCTCTTCTGTAAGAGGACGATCTTGAAGATCTCTCAACCTTGCAATTACTTGCCCAGGATTATAATAATTGAATTTTTTCCTTGTAAGATAATCCTGAAGATCATTGAGCCTAAACCATGTTTTTTTTTCCTCTGTCCATGGACGGGAAAGAAGGATCTCGTCCCTATTTAAGGCCTGCACTCGATCAGTACAAAACTCCTGGAGATAAGCTTCAAACTGACCAGAGACAGACCCATCATCAGCAACAGTTATTACAGTGTGCTTATCAAGCAATCTGGTAATTGTTTCCTGCCATACTGAAGGCTTTACAATAGGAGGCATTTTGTTTAATGCATTCATGCAGGCACGTTGAAATTTGTGCTGTATCT